CACCATTGTTTGAGGCAGGTATGGTATGGGCACCAGAGAAAAGTTTCTCGGAGGAAGTGATTGAAGAGTGTGCAGCATTTCCACATGGTGACTATGATGATTATGTTGACAGTATGACAATGGCTTTGATACGTTTTCGTCAGGGAGGTTTTATATCTCTTGATGGCGAAGAAGAAGATGAATGGTATCCAAGGAAGAAGGAGTATTACTGATGGGCAATGAAAAATATAAACCATATAAGTCAGCTTTTTTAAATAGCATTTATGGCACAGGTGAAATAGGAAAAGCTTTATCACAGAAGAATAGATTAGGTCCTGCATCTTTAAGTGATCGTCAAAAAAAGATTGTTGACTTAATTAGGATAGAAATGAGCAAAATAGGTTCTCCAGGTGTAGAGGGACAAAACATAAAAAGTCAACCAGGAGGAGCAAGGTTTACAACTCCTTTGGGTAGATTTACTGGAATGAAACTTCCTCCTAAAAAATTAATGAATGAGGGTGGTATAGTAAAAGGTGCAAAAGGCGGTTTTATAAGACAAAGATCTAAACAAGTGAGGATATTCTAATGGCAGAAATACCTATCGGACCTGGTGGTCCAGAGGAAGAAGAACTTCCTCAAGTTGAAATGGAGATTGCATCACCAGAGGAATTTGAAGGTGGTGTCGATGTTACAGAAGATGGACAGGGTGGAGCTATTCTTGAAGCGTTAATGGGTGGCGAAGGTATGGAAGTTGAAACCGAAGTCTATGACCACAATGCTAATCTGGCAGATGTCCTTGATGATGGTATTTTAGGTGAGATGTCAAGTGAATTAAGAGGACTGTATGAAGAAGACAGTGACACACGGGCAGAGTGGGAAGAAGGATATGTTAAGGGTCTTGATCTTTTAGGTATTAAGTATGAAGAGAGAACACAGCCATTTGCTGGTGCATCTGGTGTAACACATCCGTTGATTGCAGAATCAGTAACCCAGTTCCAGGCACAATGCTACAAGGAACTTTTACCAGCAGGTGGTCCAGTAAAAACACAGATTATAGGAATGAAAGACCAGGCACGAGAGGAACAGGCAACTCGTGTCAAGGACTTTATGAACTACCAGATCACAGAGGTGATGGAGGAGTTTGATACTGACACAGACCAGATGCTTTTTTATCTGCCGTTGTCTGGTTCTACATTTAAGAAAGTTTATTATGATCCGTTGAAGCAACGTGCGGTCGCCATGTTTATACCAGCTGAAGACATGGTTATACCTTATTCTGCCACGGACATTGCAACTTCAAGCCGTGTGACACATGTACTACGAATGGATGAAAACCAAGTTCGTAAGATGCAGGTTGCAGGTGAGTATAGAGATATTGAGTTATCATCTTCTTATGATGATTCAGATGGTTCTGTTAAGGAAAAGGTTAGAGAGCTTGACGGAACAGATAAATCACATACCGATGATATTTACACAATTCTTGAGATGCATGTTGATTTGGACATCGAAGGATTTGAGGACAGAGATCCGATGGGCGAACCAACGGGTGTAAAATTACCATACATTGTGACTCTCGACAAAGGTAGTGGTGAAATTCTGTCCATACGAAGAAACTTTATGGCTGACGATCCCCTCAAAAGAAAACGTCAGTATTTTGTGCATTATAAGTTTCTTCCAGGTCTAGGGTTTTACGGATTCGGTTTGATACATATGATTGGCGGTTTGGGTCGGGCTGCCACCAGTATCTTAAGGCAGTTAATCGATTCTGGAACTCTGGCTAACCTACCTGCTGGTTTTAAGGCAAGAGGATTAAGAATACGAAATGATGATGAACCTCTCAACCCAGGCGAGTTCAGAGATATTGACGCACCTGGTGGTGATATCAGAAGTTCGATTATACCTCTTCCATTCAAAGAACCATCTGGAACACTGGCACAGCTTTTGGGGTCTTTGATTGATGCTGGTCGGAGATTTGTTTCTATTGCAGACCAGCAGGTAGGACAAAACATGGGCAAGGAGATGCCTGTAGGTACAACAGTTGCACTGCTTGAACGTGGCATGAAAGTTATGTCAGCAATCCACAAACGATTGCATTATGCACAGAAACAGGAGTTTCGTTTACTTGCATCGATACTGGCAGAAAATTTACCACCAGAATATCCTTATGATGTCAGTGGTGGCAACAGACAAGTTAAACAAACAGATTTTGATGGACGTATTGATATTGTACCAGTATCAGATCCAAACATATTTTCGATGGCACAAAGGGTGACTTTGGCACAGACACAGTTGCAGTTAGCACAGTCAAATCCACAAGTTCACAATTTGTATCAAGCATATCGTAGAATGTATCTTGCTTTGGAGGTGCAGAATATAGATGAGGTTCTCCCTCCTCCACCACAGCCACAGCCGTTGGATCCCGCAATTGAAAACGCTAGGGCGTTGATGGGCGAGTTATTGCAGGCATTTCCAGAGCAAGACCATGACTCACATGTCAGTATGCATGTTTCTTTTATGAAGCTGCCAGTTGTCCAATCTTCGCCACAAGTTTATGGTGTATTCATATCACATGTTATGGAACATATTTCATTGAAAGCAAGGGCAATGGCACAACAGGAATTACAACAAATGCAAATGCAGGGTATGCCTGTTGATCAAGCATCAATGGATATGAAAATATCACAAATACAACTTGAGTTAACAAATGCTATGATGCCGAACTTAATACCACCGCCACCAGGTCCAGATCCACTTGTTCAGATTAGACAGCAAGAACTTGCGATTAAACAACAGCAAGAGCAGAACAAGACACAAACTGATGCAGAAAGACTTGATATTGAAAGACAAAGATTACAGCAACAAGCTGTGACGGATTCTGCAAGACTTGAACTGCAAGAAGATATTGCCGAGGAAAGGAATCAAGTGAATCGAGAGCGTATCGCTGCTCAATCTGCTAGAGGTCAATGATCGATCCAATCACATTGTCTGCTGCTGTCACTGGAGCAACTGCTGCCTATAATGGCATAAAAAAAGCCATCTACATGGGTCGTGAAATTGAGGATTTATCGAGTCAATTGTCAACGTGGATGAAAGCTGTAAGTGACGTAGACAACATTCACAAAAACGCCAGTAACCCTTCAACATTTGATAAATTATTCAACGGCTCTGTTGAAGAAGTAGCGATAGAAAGTTTTGCCAGTAAAAAGAAACTGGCAAAACAAAGAGAAGATCTTAAAAATTTTCTTGTGGCTCATTATGGAATGACGGCATGGGATGATCTTATTCGTGAAGAAGGACGAATACGCAAGGCACGACAAACAGCAGTGTATGCAAAACAGGCACAACAACGCATGATAAGAGATTACACTATTATGGGTGTTGCCTGTTTAATAGGTTTCTCTGCTCTTGGTTGGATGATCTGGATTATAAGCAAAAGCGTAGAGTAATAATTATGTTATATAATTTAATTTATTATTTTTTATTATTTTTTTGTTTTGCTTCTATACTGGCAATAGTTGTGTTTGCTAGAGAAAAAGATATAACAACTTGCAGATTGGCAAAACAATTATTAGAAGATAAAACTAGAGTTTGTGTTTATGTTGGAGCAAACTATACGCAATGGAACGAATTTGTACCAATAGCTGCAGGTGAATGTCCAAGAGAAATACAATGTAAGTACAGGCCCAATGAGAAACCATTTACGCTTAAAAACGTAATAAAAAGCATAAAGGACAGTTTTAAATGAGCAAAAAATTACAAAAAGGCAGTCAATATGAAAAATTTGATTTAGATGGTGACGGCATTGTAAGTGACCAGGAACTCTCACGATCTGAGCATATGATACGTCTTGAGAACTCTGATAAAATGCAAGATCAACAGCGTATGCTTTGCTGGGTATCATCTGTATCATCAATCATTTTAATAGTGTTGGTTATGTCTCCTGTTATACCAGACACAAGAGTTGAGATGGTTACGGCTTTACTTTCGACATATGTTGTGGCAAATTTAGGTATCGTTGCTACTTTTATGGGTACAACAGCTTTTACAAGGTCGAAAGAAAATGGTAAATGACATGGCTACTCGTAGTTTTTCTGTCTGGAACAGTTCAAGAAAGTGTCTACTTCAGTGATTTGGACTCGTGCCTTAGAATTGCAGCGAAAATTAGAGCACAAAACTACGATCCATCACTCGCAGGAGACAGTAAAATCTGGGTCAAGGCTTATTGCGTACCTAAAACAGTACCTAAAGAGAAAGGACAATGAAGACCCAAAATATTTGCAGGGTAAAAATAAATGATGGAACAAACAGTCAGTGATGTAGAAAATTTTACCAAAAACGTCACTTTTGGTGGCGGAGGTAGTGATTTAGAGGCTGGAATACAGTTTATTTACGATATGAGAGAACATTTAGTGGATATTGGCATTGCAACAGTGTATGGTTTAGCTGTATATGCCATTTTTTTGTGGATAACTAAGAAAATAAAGGGGTAATTATGGCAAAAGACGCTTGTTATTATAAAGTTAAGTCACGTTATAGGGTTTTTCCAAGTGCTTATGCCTCTGGAGCGATTGCAAAATGCAGAAAAGTTGGTGCTGCTAACTATGGAAAGTCATCTTCAAAGAAGAAGAAGAGAAAAACAAGGAAAGCAGCAGAGGGTGGTATCATTACACTACAAAATGGCGGTTTTATAGCTAATGGATGTGGTGTTGTAAGAGAAAATAGGCGTAAAAAAACAAGGATTTTTTAGTGGCTGTACGAAAAACTAAAAAAGGTTTAGCGTTAAAGCGTTGGTTTAAGGAGGATTGGAAAGATGTCCGCACGGGGAAGGCCTGTGGGAGACGCAAAGGTGAAAAACGGGGTACTCCATATTGTCGCCCCTCGAAAAGGATTTCGTCTAAAACTCCAAAAACCGCAGGAGAAATGTCCAAGTCAGAAAAAGCTAAAAGAATCGCTCAGAAGAAGAGGCTAGGTCAACCAGCTGGTAAGCCAAGAAGAGTTCAACCAGCTAGGAGAAAGAAACGTGGCACGAAAAAGAGATAAACAACCACCAAAGACTAAAAAATACTTTCGTTCTACCAAGTCTGGTGCTGGTATGACAAAGGCTGGTGTTGCTAGATATAGACGAGAAAATCCAGGCAGTAAATTAAAAACTGCTGTTACTGGTAAAGTTAAAAAGGGTAGTAAGGCCGCTAAGAGACGTAAGTCATTTTGTGCAAGAAGTGCAGGACAGATGAAGAAGTTTCCAAAGGCAGCTAAAAATCCGAATAGTCGTTTACGACAAGCAAGAAGAAGATGGAAATGTTAATTTACGGGGAAGGTTCGCAGGGGTGCTATCCTTCCTCACCAAAGAGGAGAGTAAAATGTTAGGTTTAGGACAGATAATAGGCCCTATAAGTTCTCTTGCTGGAACGTGGTTACAGGGGCGTGTTGATAAAGCAAAAGCTGAGACAGAAGTAAAAGTAGCCAGAGCCAGAGCGGAAGCGAAGGTTTACGAGACTGAGGCCACAAGTTCAATGTTAAATGAACAGGCTCTCACAAATCAAATGGGTGAGAGTTGGAAGGATGAATTTTGGTCACTTATCTTTGGAGCCATATTAGTATGTTGTTTCTTGCCTTGGACTCAACCATATGTTAAAGAAGGCTTTGTATTTTTAGATCAAAACACACCAAATTGGTTCTCCAACATGTTATATATAATAATAGGGAGTTCATTTGGATACCGCTTTGGTAAGCAAGGTTTGCAGATGATTAATAAAAGAGGCAACAATGTCAGCCAAAAGAATTAAAAAAGTAATCAAAGGTTTAAAAAAAGCATCTAAGACACATGCTGCACAAGCTAAAACATTAAAAAGCGTTTTAAGAAAAAGGAGAAAGAAATGAGTAACGGAAAAAAAAGAACTAAAAGAACTAAAGGAACTAAAAGAACTAAAAGGTTTCTTGATACAATAGAAACAATAAACGAAAAAGATATGGTTCGTGATGCTAAGACAGGTAAAGAGATGTCTTATAAGCAATATAGAAAACTGGAAGATAAACAAGATATCGATGAAGATAAAAAAGAATTTCCTCGTTTAGCTAAAAAAGGATATTTTGGCGAACTACCAAAAAAGAATCGTTTTGGTAAACAGGTGCAACAAAGGGAAGACAAATCTGTATTTGATTATCAAACCAAAGGCAAACCTATCAAAAAAATTGTTGGAAAAATTAAAAGAGCAATGGGCATGAGTGGTTTAAAAGAAGGTGGTGTAGTTGGTAATCAAAAGAAACTTGACATGAATAAAGATGGTAAATTAACTAAAGTTGACTTTCAAATGTTAGGTAATAAATCTAAACCATTTAAAGGTAAAATAGATACAGACAAAGAAAAACTTGTTAGCGAAAATGGTAAAACTATGGTTGTTCAAAAAGCTAAAGGTGGATCAATACAAGTTTCTGGTACTAACTTTTCTGGAGTTTATTAAAAAATACAATATGGATGTTGCAGACTTCGCAAAACATGTGTATAAGATGTTAGAAAGGCGGGAGCAAGACATTGCTACCATCTTAACATCTGGTGGTATCCAGGATATGGAAAACTACCGACTTCTTGTAGGCGAGATGCAAGGCTTGAACTACGCAAAAGGAGAAATGAAGTCCTTGTTGGAGAAAAATTACGAAGATGGCGAAGACATTATTAGTACCTGACCACATACTTCAGAAGAGAAATAAAGAGAAAGCTTATGTTAAGAAGGAGGAGAGAGTATTAGATCCTACGCTTCTTGATAAATCATTTAAAGAAAGATTACCTCAACCAACTGGTTGGAGAATTCTTGTTGCACCTTATAAAGGTAAAGAGGTTACTGATAAAGGTGTTATTATACCAGATCAAATACGACAGAGAGAAGCATTAGCAACAGTTGTTGCATATGTATTAAAAGTTGGGCCTTTAGCGTATCAAGATACGGCTAAGTTTGGACCTGCTGTATTTGAAGAGGATAGAGCTTGGTGCAAGGAAGGAGATTGGATCTGCATAGGTCGATATGCAGGTTCACGTTTTTCATTAGAAGATATGGAAGTTCGTGTCATTAACGATGATGAAGTTATTGCCACATTACTCGATCCAGAAGATATTAAACATATATAAGGGATAAAATATGTCAGAAAAATTAGCTGAAGAAAAAGTTGAAACAACCGAAGAGGAAAAAGATGTTGAAGTTACTTTGGAAGAAAATGTTGAGTCTGCTAGTGTGGATACAGCAGAAACTGCACCTAATACTGGACAGTCTGAACAAAAGACAGAAGAGCCAGATGACAAAGAATTACAAGATGTCGGTAAAAGGGCACAAGATAGGATCAAAAAGCTCACAACCAAGTACAAAAACGAAGAAAGAGCCAAGCAAGAGGCGGAGAGGAAGGCCCAGGAAGCATCTTTAGAGAATCAACAACTCAAAGAAAGATTAAAAAATCTTGATCATGGGTATATATCAGAATATGGAACTCGCCTTGATGCACAACTTGAACAGGCAAAAAAGAACTATCGAGATGCCCATGAAGCTGGTGATGTGGATAAAATGTTTGATGCACAACAAGCTCTTTCAAAGATATCGATTGAGCAAGAGCGTCATCGAATAGCTAAAGATAGGCAAGAGGCACAGGTTAAGCAAGTAGAACAACAAGATCAACAGCCTCAAGCTCAACCACAGCCTCAACAAGCACCTGTAGATCCAAAGGCACAGGCTTGGGCAGAAAAGAATGAATGGTTTGGTGAAGATCAAGTGATGACAAGCACTGCTATGGGTATTCACCAAAAATTATCAGAAGAAGGGTTTGACCTTTCATCTGATGAGTATTATGATGAGATTGATCGTCAGTTAAAAACCTTGTTCCCAGACAAGTTTAATACTGGACGAGCAAACGGAGGAAGTGCCAGGGTCGCCCCTGCTGACACTTCCGCTTCACGCAAAAAACAGGGACGCAGAACTGTTAGATTGTCTCCTTCGCAGGTGGCAATAGCTAAAAAACTTAACGTACCTCTTGAAGAGTACGCAAAGTATGTAAAGGAGTAGATGATGACAGATCGAACTAAAAGAGAAGCGAATACACGGGCAAACGCTACCCGTAGAAAACCCTGGTCACCACCGAGCAGACTTGAAGCTCCAAAACCACCAGAAGGATATAGGCAGAGATGGATAAGAACCAACATTCGAGGCGAGGAGGATCAAATGAACGTCCACGCTAAATTAAGAGAAGGTTGGGAACCTGTTCGTGCTGACGAATATCCAGACAGTGAATTTTCTACTATTACAGAAGGAAAACACGCTGGTGTGATTGGTCAAGGAGGCTTGATACTGGCTAGGATACCTGAAGAGACGGCATTGGAAAGAAACGATTACTATCGGGGTCGTACCCGCAACCAAATGACGGCTGTTGATGAAAACTTAATGAAGGAGTCACATCCTTCAATGCCTATCCAAAAGGAAAGGCAAAGTCGTGTAACATTTGGAGGAAACCGAAAAGGTGAATCCTAATGAAATTTTAATTTTAACTAGGAGGTTTTATGGCTAACGTAAGCTTAAAATTCGGCTTAAAACCAATCAATGGTTTTGGCGGTACTACTGCTGATGGAGTAACTCAATACTTTATCGCAAGTGATGCTTCAGCTATTTACCAAGGTTCACCTGTAATTGTTGAATTAACAGGTGGAACTATTGCAATAGGTTCAGCAACTGGTGATACAAAACAGTTGTTAGGCGTTTTTGCAGGGTGTGAATATGTTGATGCAACAACAGGAAAACTAAAGTTTTCTAACTACTGGCCTGGTTCTGGGTCAGCAGATACTAACCACGATATAAAAGGTTTCGTGTATGATAACCCTATGCAAAGATTTATCGTTGCATCTGACGGAACAAACACCAATAAGGCAACTGCTAGAGTAGATATTTTTAAAACAGTTGAACTTGAGAATGGTGCTGCAGGAAGTACAACTACCGGTATTTCTACTGCTCAGATCGATATATCTACAGCGGAGGATTCAGATCCGTCTAATCCTTTAATGATATTGGGTATACATGATGATCCTACAAATGCTGATCATTCAGCAGCTGGGGTTAACTATATCGTTAAAATTAACAATCATATCTTCTTCAGTTCTGTTGGAGATTCTGATGCAGCTATTTCTTAAAGGAGATTAATTATGGCGATAAGTAGAGCACAATTATCTAAAGAGCTAGAGCCAGGTCTTAATGCTCTTTTTGGAATGGAGTATGCTAGATACGAAAATCAGCACTCTGAAATTTTCACAACTGAAACATCAGACAGATCTTTTGAAGAAGAAGTAATGCTATCTGGTTTTGGTGCTGCACCGACTAAGTCGGAAGGTACTGGAGTGGCATTCGATGATGCAAATGAAGCTTATACTGCAAGGTATAACCATGAGACTATTGCTTTAGCATTCAGTATCACAGAGGAGGCTGTTGAAGATAATCTTTATGACAGACTTTCTGGTAGATACACAAAAGCTTTAGCACGTTCAATGGCACACACCAAGCAAGTTAAAGCTGCAGCTGTATTAAACAATGCGTTTGATAGCACTGTTACAGGCGGTGACGGCAAGGAACTCTGTGCAACAGATCATCCATTAACAAATGGATCAACTTTTGCAAATGAACCTTCAACTGCGGCAGACCTTAATGAAACATCTCTTGAAGATGCCTTGATTAAGATTGCTGGATTTGTTGACGAAAGAGGTCTTATTGTAGCATTGAGAGGAATGAAGTTAATTATTCCTAGACAGTTACAATTTGTTGCTGAGAGAATTATGAACTCAACATTGCGTGTAGCAACTTCAGATAACGATCTTAATGCACTCAAGAGCATGGGTATGTTACCAGAAGGTTATGTCGTTAATGACTTCTTAACTGATACAGATGCATTCTTCATTATGACAGACACTCCTCGTGGGTTCTTGCATTTTGAGCGTGTAGCTTTATCAACTGGTATGGAAGCAGACTTCGATACTGGAAACATGAGATATAAAGCTCGTGAGAGATATTCTTTTGGATTCTCTGATCCAAGATGTGTATTTGGTTCACCAGGTGCATAACTGAAAAATAAATTCTGGGATTAGAAGGGCGGCACTTGCCGTCCTTTTTTATTTGTGGTATGATTTATATGAAATAATAGTTTTTACTCATTATTTCCTCCCAAGGAAAAAACTTTGCCAGATTGCATTGCAATCTGGTTTTTTTCATTATATAAATAATCAACCGACAATCGCATAATGTGATTGACATTTGCCAAGACGGGAGATTTCAAATGGCTAATACAACCTTTTCTGGACCTATAAGGTCACAAAATGGAATGAAGTTAATCAGTAAAGATTCTACTACTGGTTTAATTCAAGATAGAACTCTTGGGGATTACCCACAAGATACAAGACGTTTTTATTTAGAAGAATGGTTTTTACAAAGACCTGGCTTAAATGCAAATATTGACCAAGCCGCCACAGTTGAAGTTCAAAGAGCTTTGAATAGAAACTGGGAAGCACTTGGAACAAATATGACTACTGCTTTATGTACTTTTAATACTACATCAGCAGGAATTGTAGCAACAACAGCAGGTGCTGATCAAGACCAAGCAATCATTACTCCACATTTAGATACTGCTGCAACAGCATGGGCAGGGTGTTTATGGGGTACTGAAAACCAAGTGCACTTTGAAACATCAATAGCATTACCTGCAATTGATAATCAAAAAGCATATGCTGGTTTAAAACTAACTAATGATCAATTGATAGCAACAGACGCTGATCAAGCATATTTTAAGTTTCAAACAGATGCTACAAACTCTGAATCTTTTGATGATTTTACAAAACTGCATTTTGTTCACAGTATTGGCGGCACAGATCATATCAGTGTTTTACCGATAACTGTGGCTGCGAGTACAATTTATCATTTAAAAATTGAATTTGATAGTTCAAGACAAATGTCAATTTTTGTAAATGGTACTCAGTATAATGTGACAAGCACAGCTGGTTCTACAGGTGGTACATCAGTTACAACTGGTACAACTAAATCAGCGGCTATGACAGATGATGTTGATTTAATTCCTTATATTGGAATTGAAGCTGGTGCTGCTGCGGCAGAGGCTATTCATATTCATTATGTTAAAATGAGCAGAATAATTAACGAGTAAACTTAGGAGGTTAAAATGGCTGATGCAGTAGCAACTCAAACCATTCTTGACGGTCCAAAGTATGCAGTTTTAAAATTCACAAACATAAGTGATGGCACTGGAGAAAGTGCCGTCACTAAAGTTGATGTAAGTGGTCTAGCTACAAGTGCAGATGGTAGCACTTGTACAGGTGCTACAATACAAAAGATCTGGTGGCAATGCACGGGTATGAAAGTTAATATCCTATTTGATGCCACATCAGATGTTTTGGCTATTCAACTTGGTGAAAATCAATCTGGTCATCACGACTACACATCTTTTGGTGGTATACCAAATAATGGAGGTTCTGGTGTAACAGGTGATATAAAATTTACAACTGTTGGACACGATAACACAGACACATATACAGTAATTCTTTATCTTAGAAAAGAATACTAAAAATGAAAATGTCTCAGAATCAAAGACTTGAGATTTCTTTGGCTAAACTTGAAGAAAGAGTCGAGTCTATTCAAGATGATATGAGAGAATTAAAAACAGATGTAACCCAACTTCGTGCTACTGCTGATAAGTGGAGAGGTGGATTTTGGGTTATGATGGCCTTGGGCGGTGTTGTTGGCGTTGTGGCTAATCTAGCAATGGGTTGGTTTAAATGACAATATCCCGTTCAAATATTCCTAAACAAATAACTACTGGAGGTAGAAAAATGAAGAAAAAAGGTTACTCAAGAGGTGGAGCAGCTATGGTTAGTCCTCGTAAAATGATGGCTAAAGGCATGAAGATGGGCGGTAAAGTTAAGGGTATGAAAAAAGGCGGTAAAGTTATGACTCTTTCTGCTATTAAAGCTGCTGCTAAGAAAAAAGGTTATAAGTTAGTCAAAGCTTAATGCCTTATTTACAGAGTAATATTCCTCACTTTAAATGTTGGGTGAGAAGAGAATATACTTGTAATCATCTTAGATACCACGGAGAGTTTTTACATGCTATGGCTGTTGCTGTGACAACTATGCCTAATAGATGTTTAAGCTTTCAAATGATATTCACTGGTTCAGAGGTAGACGACACAGATGATCCTAATGTTCATGGTGGAGCTATGTGGGCAAGAATGCCTATAACAGCACTCATGGCTGATATACCAGTAGAAGAATGGCCTGTTCCTATGGATGTGTATAACGCACAGCCTTGGGATTGTCCTTCACACACTCATGCTGTTTATAGCTTAGATAGAGCAACTCCATGTCCCTGGTTAGCTAAAATAGAGGGTAATTTCTATCCAGCTAAATATTTGTTTACAGTTGATTATACTGATAGCGAAATAGCAGATGATCCAGCACAACATAAACAAAGTCATGTTATGTATTTATTAGATGCTGGTGAGTGGACAGGTAATATTGTAGCATTGCCAAACAACAGAGTTCGTGTTACACATCCAGCATGGTTTGAAACAGGTGAAGGTGCACCAGATTTTTTACCTTCACAGCATATACATTATTCAAAATCTGATTTAGACTATACATTAGATGTAAATAAAATTTTTGATAATTTGTATAATGAGGATTAAATGACAACTTCGGATTCAAGAGACTTTGATTTAGATGTAGGTGAGATCGTAGAGGAAGCATACGAAAGATGCGGTCTTGAGGTTAGAACAGGTTATGATGCAAGAACAGCTAGACGTTCTCTTAACATCATGTTTTCTGAATGGGCAAACAGAGGACTTAATTTATGGACAGTAAATTCAGCAACACAAGCTCTTACAAGCGGAACATCTAGTTATACTTTTACTGCTGATTACACAGATTTGTTAGAAGTTGTTCTTAGAAGAAGTGGTACAGATTTTAGTATGTCAAAGATATCGAGAGGTGAATACCTAAATTTACCAAGTAAAACTCAAACAGGAAGACCTTCACAGTATTACTTTGATAGACAAATTACTCCTAAAATATTCTTGTGGCCTACTCCAGAGAATAGCACAGATACTTTAGAGTATTTCTATGTTAGAAGAATACAAGATGCGGATACTCTGCAAAATACATCAGATGTTCCTTTTCGTTTTCTACCTTGCATGGTGGCAGGTCTTTCTTATTATCTGTCAATAAAACGTGCACCAGAAAGAACACAGTTATTAAAGTCTGTTTATGAAGAAGAGTTTCAAAGAGCAGCAGCCGAGGATGAGGATAAAGTGGCTTTAACTTTAACACCCGATATTAAATACTTGAGTGTCTGATGGGACGATTTGCTACAGGCAAAAACTCTTATGGTATATCAGACAGATCTGGGTTTCGTTATCGTTTACGAGACATGAGAAAAGAATGGAATGGTCTTTTTGTAGGTAAAGATGAGTTTGAACCAAAACATCCTCAAATAGATTTACGAGTAAAAACAGCAGACGCTGAAGCAATTAAAGATGCTAGACCAGATAGAGAAGAGCCATCTGTTTCTGTTATTTTACCTCACAATCCATTTAAAACTGGAAGTGGTGGAAGCAGTCCTACAACTGTTACAGTGACAGAACCAGCACATGGAAGATCTGCTTCAAGCACAGTTCGTTTTAGAGATGTATCACCTTTTGATGGTATATCAAGTGCTACTATACAAGGTTCATCTGGCTTTACAATTCAATCTGTGGTAGATACAAATAGGTACACTATAAGCGTAACTGCTACAGCTACGTTAGGTAATACCACAGGTGGTGGCGGTATTGCATCTGCTGGACCCGTGACGTTGGAGAGTTAAATGAGTTACACATTAACAACATTAAGAACATCTATCCAAGATTATACTGAGAATGATGAAACAACTTTTGTTTTTAATTTAAGAAACTTCATTCGATCTACAGAAAATCGTCTTTTTAAGATGATTGACTTTGAAGTTTTTCGTAAAAATGTAACAAGTGCTACGACTTCTTCAGATAGATTTTTGTCTGTTCCAACAGATTTCTTTTCACCTTTTAGTTTATCAATAACAGTTTCAAGTAATTTAGTTTTTCTGTTAGAGAAAGATGTAAACTTTGTTCAAGAATATCACCCTAATCCTGCGACTACAGGTGTTCCTAAATACTATGCACGATTTGATGTGGATAATTTTATATTATCTCCTACACCTAATAGCAATTATCCAGTTGAGTTACATTATTATTACAGACCAACAAGTTTAGCTGATAGTACAATTCAATTAACTGTTTCTTCAGCATCAAGTTTTGCGGTAGGAGAAACAATAACAGGTTCCTCCAGCGGTGTTACAGCTACTATTGACAGTAAAAATGATAGCGATAATAAATTAACAATCATCGTACCAACAACTGGTTTTACCAATGGTGAGACAATAACAGGTAGTACAACTTCTCATAGTTCTGCTATATCCGCTATATCAAGTGATACTACAACATCCTGGTTAAGTAAGAATGCAATTAATGCTTTACTTTACGGATCGCTTGTAGAAGCGTATATTTTTATGAAAGGAGAGGCAGATGTTATACAATTATATGAAAGAAGGTTTATGGAAGAAGTAAGTCGTTTAAAAGATTTTGGTGAATCAAGAGAAAATAATGATGCTTATAGACAAGGGTTACCTCGTAGGCAAAGAACATAGGAGATAAATTATGGCAACCTCAAATGCAGCAACTAACTATTTAGAAAGAAGAATATTACATTATATCTTCAAGAATAACTCGTTAAGTTTCTCAAGTCCTGGTGATAGTATTTATGTAGGACTAGCAACAGCCGTATCTGCTGCTGAAACAGGTTCATTAACAGAAGCAAGTTTTGGTGGATATTCCAGACAACAAGTAGCAGCAGCTAGTTGGACAACAATAGGTGCTGATTCAACAGATACACAGACAGCAAAGAACACTTCAGCAATTGATTTTCCAGCTAAGACAGATAGTGGAACACAAACAATAACTCATGTATTTATTGTAGATGCAAGTTCAAGTGGTAACATATTGTTTGTAGGTGCTTTAGATGCAAGTAAGACATTGGCAGAGGGTGATATATTTAGAATAAACGCAACAAATTTAAGTATTGAGTTGAAATAATGGCTTTAGTAATAAAGGACAGAGTTAAAGAAACCACAACTACCACAGGCACTGGAACATATACGTTAGCTGGTGCAGTAAGTGGTTTTGAAACATTTACTGCTAACCTTAGTAATTCTGATACAACGTATTATGTTTGCACAGACAATACTGACTTTGAGGTTGGATTAGGTACTTTTACATCTTCTGGAACTACATTAGCTCGAACAACTATATTAGCTAGTTCTAATTCAAACAATGAAGTAAACTGGTCATCTGGTACAAGAAGTATATTTATGACTTATCCTGCTGATAAGGCAGTGTTTGAAGATGCAGATGGTCATGTGTCCATACCACATGACTTATTTATTGCAGGTGGTTTGATTGATCTTAAAAATGATGGTGGTGCTGTATCAAAAATTAAGTTTTATTGTGAAAACTCAAATCAACACGCACAAACACTTCAAGGTGCAGCACACTCAGAAGCTGCTTCCAATACTTTAACATTACCGAGTGCTGGTGATTTAATTTCAACCACTTCAACTTCCACATTAACAAATAAAACAATAGATGTAGATAGTAATACTATATCTAATATTGAAGTAGATAATTTTAAAGCATCTGCAATTGTTTTAGAATCTGAAGGTATTGGTTCTAATGACAACGATACAAGCCTTCCAACATCTGCTGCAGTAAAAGATTATGTTGATACACAAATTACGGCTGAAGATTTAGATGTAATAACAGACAGTGGCACAATAGCTATTGATCTTGATAGTGAAACATTAACAGTTGAAGGTGGTGAAGGTATAGATACTTCAGCAACAAGTAACACCATAACTATTGCAGGTGAAGATGCTACAACTTCTAATAAAGGTATAGCTTCATTTTCTTCTAGCGATTTTAGTGTTTCTTCTGGTGCTGTTACTATAAAATCGAGTGGAGTTTCTAATACTCAACTTGCAGGGTCTATAACAAACGCCAAGTTGTCTAACTCTTCATTTTCATTAACTGATGGAAGTACAACACAATCTGTAGCTTTAGGAGATACTTTAACAGTAACTTCTGGAGAAGGTATTGATGCTGCAGTTTCAGCAACAGATACATTAACTATTGCAGGTGAAGATGCTACTACATCAAACAAAGGAATTGCATCATTTTCTTCTAGCGATTTCAGTGTTTCATCTGGTGCTGTAACCATAAAATCGAGTGGTGTTAGTAACACACAACTTGCTGGGTCTATAGCAAACGCTAAATTAGCGAACTCTTCTATTACAGTTTCTGACGGATCAAATACTACAGATATTGCATTAGGTGGCACTGCAACTTTTGCAGCAGGTGAGGGTTTAGATGTTGCTGAAAGTTCTGGTACAGTTACATTTAGTGGTGAAGATGCAACTACATCTAACAAGGGTGTAGCATCATTCTCTTCTGATGATTTCAGTGTTTCTTCTGGTGCTGTTACTATAAAATCAAGTGGTGTCAGTAATACGCAACTTGCAGGTAGTATAGCCGACAGTAAACTTAATCAAATAACTACAGCAGGTAAAGTCGCTCTAGGTGCATTAGAAATAGATGGTGCAAGTGATATTGGTGCAGATTTAGCAGATGCTGATTTAATTATTGTTGATGATGGTGCAGGTGGAACAGAAGTAAAATCTGAATTAACAAGAGTTAAAAAATATATTTATTCTGCAATGTCAGGTGATGCAACTGCAAGTGATGCAGGAGCAGTAACAATAGCAAATGGTGCTGTAGAAACTGCAATGTTAGCTGATGATGCAGTTGATGCAGATAAGTTAGCGTCAAACGCTGTAGTTAATGCAAGTGTAGCATCAGGTGCAGCTATTGATGCAACTAAAATACACGATGGTTCAATATCAAATACAGAGTTTGGGTATTTAGATGGAGTATCATCTAATATACAAACACAGCTAGATGCAGGAACATCAAAAGGGTTCGCTACTGCTATGGCGATTGCCTTGTGAATAGGAGAATATAATGGCACAAGATTTTGAACGGCAACTAACTAAAGATATAGATGCTTCGTTAGTAGATATAAGGGATCAGGCAAATAGTGACGATGCAATAGTTGGCATACGATTAGCCAACACGTCAACTTCTACGATAACGGCTGACGTAGCTGTAACAGATAGTTCAAATAATGTTACAGCTTACTTAATTAAAAATGCACCAATCCCTGCAGGTTCATCATTAGAACTTATAGATGGTGGTGCAAAGATAGTTTTGCAATCAGGCGATAAGTTAAGAGCAAAATCAGATGCAACAAACTCTATGGATGTTGTTGTGTCAGCAGTAGATGCGATTAGTACATAGGTGATAGAATGGGGTATGTAGGAGCAGTAATAACACAAAATGTAGTTGATACAGCAGACATAGCTGATGGATCAATCACAACAGCTAAACTTGCTACAAACGCAGTTAGAGATGAAATGCCATCTGGTTCTGTATTACAAGTGCAAACAGCTACAACTAATACACAACAAGCAATAACAAGTAATACTACTTTTGCAGATATAACTGGATTAACAGTTAACATTACACCAATAGCAACAAGTAATAAAATAATTGTTATGGGAAAAGTGTTTTTAGGAGGTGGTACTAATCCTAATGGTGGACTAGCTGTTCATAGATCAGAAACAAGTGGTGGTGGTAATGCTGCTTATGTTGGCATTACAGATGGTGGAGATAGTGACTACCAAAGAGCTAATGCCTTTTGGAATTCTGATGATTTTGTAGGTGCTTCAACTCTATATGGTATTCCTTTTGTTTTAGAAGACACAGCACCCTCTACAAATCAATTAACGTATAAATTACAATTTGGTTCTAGTACGGCTTCTAATGTGTATATAAATTATCCCTCTGCTGGAACAGCCTCTGGAAGAGGAAAACATAGCATAACAGTAATGGAAATAAAAGCATAATGGGTTACATTGGTAAAAGTTCAGATGGATTTGGGATAAGAGAAAGGTATCGTTATTCTGCTAGTGGTAGTCAAACTGCATTTACTGGTAGTGATCTTGATAGTAAAACACTTCAAATAGATAGTGGTTCACTTGTAGACGTATATCTTAATGGTGTTCTTTTAGACACGGCAGATTATAATACGAGTACAGCCAATACAGTTACATTATCTAGTGGTGCTACAGCTTCTGATGAAGTGATGATTATAGTCTATGATGTTTTTGCTTTATCTGATGCTATGCCAAAAACAGGTGGTGCGTTTACAGGAAATGTAACTGGTGCTGGTATAGATCATCTTCTTTCAGCAACCATAAGTAGTGCTGTTTCTGCCTATGATATAGATTCTACATACATCAATTCAACCTATAATAATTATTTAATACAAGCAGAGTTTCTTCCAGCAACTGATGGTGTTTCTGTACAATTCCGAGTATTTGTAGGTGGAACAGTTCAAACTGGCTCAATACATGGAAGAGAAACAGCTATTTTAAGTTCAAGTTCTTATTTAAATAATAACTCTTCCAGCAATTTTGGTATTCCTGCTTATTCTGTACTTGGTAATGCTACAGGAGAAGGAATTACTATTAATGCAACTTTACAAAATGTAAATAACACAGCAAGATCATGTTGTATTACTGGTATGTCAAATGCTTTTTCTACTAGTGGTACTCATATGTCTAATGCTTTTGGTAGTAGTTTAATAGTAGCCAATGCTGCTAATGTTGTTAATGGATTTAGATTTTATTGTAGCAGTGGAGACATTGCATCAGGAACAGTTAAACTTTATGGGTTTAAAGACTAATGAAAAAAATGGTTAATAACTTAATAGTAGAAATGACTTCAGACGAAGTTAAAGCAAGAGAAGCTGAAGAAAAGACTTGGGCTGATGGTGCTACTGAGCGTAAAAAAAATGAGTTAAGAGATACTAGAAAACCATTATTAGAAGAAGCAGACTATAAAATAAATATACTTACAGATAGTGGTGGTGATGCAACTGCATGGCGAAAATACAGACAAGAGCTTAGAGACATTACTAAGGCATCTGACTTGGATAACGTAACTTTTCCAACGAAACCAAGTTAAGGAATAAGATATGGGTAACGCAAGAAATTTAGCAAATCTTTTAGGAACTAAAGCCAGACCTACTGGTTCTGTTATTCAAGTCGTGCAAGACGTAAAGTTAGATACATTTACAACGTCAAGCACTTCATTTGTAGATGTTACAGGTTTATCTGTAGACATTACTCCTTCATCAACCTCAAACAAGGTTTTAGTATTGGTTCATTGTCCGATTACAATGGGAGATGCAGGAGGTGGTATGACCCTTGTAAGAGATTCAACTGAAATATTTAGAGCAAATGCTGGTGGTAGTAGACAAAGATTTACTGCAACAGGAATGTATGGCATAGATGAATCTCAATATAGTGGAGGAACAGGAACAGCCGTATTTTTAGATTCACCAAGTTCTACCTCTTCATTAACATATAAAGTTCAAGTAAAAATTAGAGCAACGACATTATATGTAGGAAGAACTGTTTATGATACAGACAATGACAATGCTTCAAGACACGCATCATCAATTACAGTAATGGAGATAGCAGGATGACAGATATTTTAAATTCAATTTTAGCAATAAAATCAGATGCACATGTGAGCGTTAACAATGAAGACATAAATCAAATAACTTGGCACGATGGTAATCCAACTAGTATAACAACAAAACAAATTACAGACAAACAAGCAGAACTTCAGACTATTTACGATAATAACAAATATCAAAGAGATAGAGAAGTGGCTTATCCGTCTATCAAAGATCAGTTAGATGATTTATACCACAATGGAATTGATGGTTGGAAAACAACTATTAAGGCAGTAAAAGATAAATATCCTAAAGGTTAATTATGTTAGGCTTTAGCTCATTATCAGAAAACCCTATTAGTAGTGTTAATAAGGTACTAGAGCTTTCAGCATCAATGACAGGGTTAGCCGTATCGTCTTCTGCTGCTGCTGGTACGCTTGTTGGTACAAGTACGATGTCTTCGTCAGCTATACAGACAACAGTTGGAGTCCGAACACTTGTTCATAGTGCAAGTCTTGAGTCAACATCTGTAGCATCCTCTGCTGCTGTTTTTGTGAAAACATTAGAAGCAGATTTAATATCTTCAACTGTGCAGACAACAACAGGTGTTCGTACATTGGTTGGCACTTCAACACAAGATTTTAATTTAACACAGACAGCTATTGGTGAATTATTATTTACAGAGATTGATCCAAGTGTTACTGTGACTTACACAGAGATTACACCAAGTGTGACGGCTACTTACACAGAGATTACACATACTGGTGACACATGGACAGAGATTACACCATAGGAGTATTAGATGGGAAGTGCTTATACAGATAATAACAAGTTTGAAAAAATAGGAACGGGAGAACAGGCAGGAACCTGGGGAACCACGACTAATTTAAACTTTGATATGATAGATAGAGCAATTAACGGGGTTACAAGTATCGGTTTAACTGGAACTAGCAGTAGTATAACAACTTCTGATGGCACATTGACAGATGGTCTTTTTAAAGTTTTACAATTTACTGGTTCTTTAAGTGCTGGTCACACAGTAACTATTGCTCCAAACAGTGTTAAAAAATTATATTTTGTAAATAATACTTCTGGAAATACTTTAACATTTATTCAAGGCACGGGTGGAACTGTTGATAATGGTCGTGCTGTTGCAATTGAAAACAATAAAACTGGAATTATATTTTGTGATGGAACTGGAGATAATTCTACTGCAAAAGTAACAAAAATAGAAACTGGTTCAGATGAGTTTACAACAGATGTAACCATCAAAACAGATGATGGTGCATTGTTAACTTTACAAACATCTGATACGACCATTACAGATGGTGATGTTCTTGGAGCGTTACAGTTTCGAGCACCAAGTGAAGGCAGTGGCACAGATGCTATCGCAGTTGCTGGAGCTATTGTTGCTGAAGCTGATGCTACTTTTACAGATGAGATTGCTTCTACAGATTTGGTTTTTAAAGTAGGAACCGCAGTTGCTAGTGACAATGCTGCTGTAGAGAAAATGCGATTAACCCATGAAGGTGATCTTGAAGTGAAAGCAGCAGATGGTGCAATACTTAAACTACAAACTACTTCGACTGATGTTACAGATGGAAACGTCTTAGGTGCAGTAGAATTTAATGCTCCACTTGAAGCAGGTGGAACTGATGCTATAACTACAGCTGCATCTATCGTAGCTGAAGCAGATGATACTTTTGCGGCAGATAACAATGAAACTGATTTAGTATTTAAATTAGGAGTTTCTGAAGCTGCAACAGAAAAAATGAGACTTACACATGAAGGTGATTTAAATCTTGTCACAGATAATAAATCAATTAACTTTGGTGCAGATAGTGAAATAACATTAACTCATGTAGCAGATACAGGCTTAACATTAACACATACTGCTACTGGTGCTGGAACACCTGTTGTCTTAAATCTTAAATCTGAAGAGGATGCAATTGCTGATGGTGATGTAATTGGTAAAATTACTTTTACGGCTGGTGATAGTGATGGAACGGATGCGATAGCTACAGCCGCATCAATTGAAGCAGAAGCTGATAATACCTTTGCCGCAGATAATAATCAAACTGATTTAGTGTTTAAGCTAGGCAGTTCTGAAGCTGCAACAGAAAAAATGCGATTAACTCATGAGGGAGCTTTAGTAGTGACTGGTGACGTTACAGCTTTTTCAGATGAAAGATTAAAGTCTGACGTTAAAACAATAGATAACGCTTTAGACAAAGTTATGAATATGCGTGGTGTGTCTTACACCAAACAAGCTGAAAAAGGTGTTGGTGTAGTTGCTCAAGAGATAGAAAAAGTTTTACCAGAAGTTGTAACAGATGGTGAATATAAGTCTGTTGCATACGGAAACATAGTTGGCGTTTTAATTGAAGCAATCAAAGAACAGCAAAAACAAATTGATGAGTTAAAGAAAGATAAGTAAATATGGCTCTAACAGGTAGTGGCACTATAAGTATGAGTGATATGCGAACTGAGTTTGGCATATCTGGTGCTATATCAATGAGTGACTTATATAGAGGTGGTAGTGAAGTTCCTGCAAATGCTACTGTAACTGGAAGTGTTGCCAGTACTGAAACGACAGCAACTACTACTAGTTTTGATGGATCTTTATCTGGACAAGGGTCAGGTCATTATGCTTCACAAGCTCTCTTATCATCAGCCATGACTGTTGGAGGCAATGGAGATGCTGCAGCTAGTGGAAATATTGTATATTCAGGTAGCGGAATAAACGGAGATGGGGATAACGCTGCTCTTGTCACAGTTACATCAGGTGGTGTAAAAGTAGTGTCGGCAGATGCAAGTGGTTTAGGTTCAGGAGGTACTATTTCAAGTGGAACAGTTTATAAAACTGTTTCTGGAACTACAACTTCAGCATCTACAACTGCCGCAACTCATGTTACAACAATAACAAGTGGAACATCTTTAGATATTCCTTCAGACGTAACATCTTTTAAATTTATAAACCATATAACAGTTTTTAAAAAAGCTGATGGTAGTGGTGATGGCAGTGTTACTGCAAATATAGGTGGTGGTTCTGGTAGTTATACATCTACTGGTGCTGTAAATACAAATGTTCCTGCATCAGGCACTATAGCTTTTTCTGATTTGTATGGAGCTATTGCATAATGCCATTAACCAAATTACAGTTTCGTCCAGGTATAAATACAGACATTACATCCTACAGTAATGAAGGTGGGTGGACGGATTGCGATAAAATCCGTTTTAAATTAGGATATCCAGAAAAGATAGGTGGATGGTCTAAACTAACTGATAGTACATATTTAGGTACGGCTAGACGTTTACATAACTGGACTGCGTTAGATGGTTCTGACTTTTTAGGCGTAGGAACACATTTAAAATACTACATAGAAGAAGGTGGATCTTTCAACGATATAACACCTATCCGAAACTCTACGACAAACTCTACGACATTCGCAGCTACAAATGATTCTGCAAATATAACTGTTACAGAAACTAGTCATGGTGCAGCAGAAAATGATTTTGTTACATTTAGCAGTGCTGTTAGTTTAGGTGGTTTAGTTACAGCAGCCATACTTAATGCTGAACATAAAATAGTAAATGTTATAGATGGTAACTCTTACACCATAACAGTTAGTGTAACTGCTAATTCATCTGATACTGGCAATGGTGGAAGTGCGACAGATGCTGTATATTTAGTAAGTGGAGGTCTTGACTCTCAAATTGGTGGTACTGGTTGGGGTGGTGGCTTATGGGGCGGCACGACTGCGGGTGCTTTAACAACCCAATTGAATGAGGCACTTGATGCTAGTGAGACAGCAATTGATGTTGACAGTTCTACAGGTATTATTGCTGGTGATACAATATTAATAGAAGAAGAACTTATAACAGTAGGAACAATTAGCAGTAATACATTAGGAACTGGTGGGGGCCCATCAACAAGAGGTGCAAGTGGTACAACTGCTGCCACTCATGCAGATGATACAACTGTTAGACTTGCTGTTGGAAATGCATCATCTGATGATGATTTTACTGGTTGGGGTATAGCAGCCGTAAGTGGCACAACTCGTGAAATACGAACATGGTCACATGACAACTTTGGAGAAGATTTAATTATTAACCCTAGAGATGGTGCAATTTACCTTTGGGATAAAACAACGGGTCTATCTACAAGAGCCGTGGAAATAGGTACAATATCTGGTGCAACAAATACACCGACTGTTGCCAAACAGGTTCTTGTAAGTGACATTGACAGGCATGTGCTTTGTTTCGGTACTAACACATATGGAACCACGGTCCAAGATCCTTTGATGATACGATGGTCTAACCAGGAGTCTGTAACAAACTGGACAATTAGCTCGGCTACAACAGCTGGAAGCATAAGGCTTGGATCTGGGTCAGAGTTTGTACAAGCTGTAGAAACAAAACGTGAGATACTCGTATACACAGATACATCATTACACTCTTTACGTTTTATTGGTGGGGATTTTGTTTTTGGTATACAGCAGATTGCATCAAACATCACGATCATGGGTCCAAACGCTGCTGTTGCTACAGAAGATTTTGTGTTCTGGATGGGTAAAGATAACTTTTATGTATATGCTGGTGGTACAAAAACTCTACCTTGTACTGTCAAGGACAAAGTGTTTCTTGATTTTAATAACGAACAGAGAGACAAAGTTGTATCTGGTGTTAACTCTGAGTTTGGTGAAGTCATATGGTTGTATCCATCACAGTCTAATTCATTAGCTAATGAAGGCACAGGCGATATAGATAAATATGTCATCTATAACTACAATCAACAAATCTGGTACTATGGAACATTAGTAAGAACAGCATGGTTAGATAAGGGTATAAGACAGTTTCCTATAGCTGCAGGATCTTCTTATCTGTACAACCATGAGTTTGGTTTTGATGATGATGGCTCTGCCATGACATCGTTTATTGAATCTGGGCCAATGGATATAGGAGATGGAGATAAATTTACTTTGATACAGAAAGTAATACCAGACTTAACTTTTCAAGGTTCTGACTCTACCAGTTCTCCTGCGGCAACATTTACAATAAGAGCTAGAAATGAACCTGGTTTAGCGTACAGTAACACATCTTCTGGCACAGCAACCAGAACATCTACATCTCCTGTAGAACTATTTACTAATCAAATTAATTTACGGGCAAGAGGTCGATCTTTTTCTTTAAAGGTTGATTCAAATGCTGTTGGTATGAAATGGAAATTAGGATCACCAAGGGTTAGTCTTAGACCAGATGGGAGGCGTTGATGGCAGAGTCTGATCAAGGCCCACCACGTTTACCCGATCCACCACCACAAGATTCTCCTTTTGGATACAGTCCTGGTGCGGGTGGAGTAAATTATTCTTTTCAACAAACAATGAATACTCAATATTTACAAGACTTAGTAAGAGCATTAGAGTTTTACATTGCACAACAACAACGTAATGAGATAGCTAATAATTCACAAACAATAAACTGGTTTTTAAGTTAATGGCAATATTATATAAAAATGTTAAAAAGAAGTTGCAGACTTCAGATACAACAATTTTAACACCAGCTAACGCAACAACGGCTATTATTAAATCAATTGTTGTTTGTGAACAAAGTAATAATGGTGAAACATTAAATGTAACAATTACAGATACAGCAGATACTCCTGTAACATTTCAATTGTTTAAAGATAAGACAATATCTGCAAAAGCAACAGTTGAACTATTAACAGAACCTTTGGTGTTAGCAGAATCAGAAACACTAAAAGCAACGGGTGCAGCAAATGATCGCTTACATATGGTTGTAAGTTATCAAGAAATAAGTTAAGGTATAGCAAAGAGGATAATATATGTTTTCAGGTCTTGGTGGTTTATTTAGTAAAGTGGGTGGTTTCCCAGGTATTTTTTTAGTTGCTAGTGTGCTTGATATGTTAAAAAAAGGTGGAGGTAAAGGTTTAGAAAGTCTTTATACACCAGAACAATTAGCAACGGGTGAAAGAGATCCAGACTATAAAGGCGATCCAACAAAATATAATGTTTTTGTAAACACATTAACTGATGAAAGATTTGGAACAAAAGAAGAGCGTGACGAGGATCTTGAAAAAGTAAAGAAAGCAGCGGATGGTGGCATAATGTCAGCATATAGTTCAGGTGGCATGGCAGAGCCAGAATTTGGTGGGTTGTTGCGTGGACCTGGTACTGGAACCTCGGACAGTATACCTGGCATGATATATCAAAATGGTAAACCAGTTCAAAGAGCAGCCTTGTCAGATGGTGAATTTGTGTTTACAAACAAAGCGGTCAAAGCCGCAGGTGGCGGAAGTATTGAAAAAGGTGCTGATGCAATGTATGAATTGATGAATAAGCTTGAAAGGAAAGCATAATGGCGGTTCAATCTGGTTCTTCCCAAACTTTTTTACCCTCCTATCAAGAACAATATCTTAAAGATCTTTTAGCTGGAGCCTCGGCTCTTGGAACCGAAGGAGGAATGGAGGTTCCAGAATATAAAATAGCGGATCTGACACCTCTGCAACAGCAGGCTATAACAATGGGTGCGGCAGGATTAGGGGCATATTCTCCGTATTTTCAATCAGCTGTGGGAACATTGGGTAAAGGTGCAGAAGCCATAGCTCAAAGCACTGGAACTTTTGATCCTCGATCTGCGTCACAGTTCATGGATCCGTATACAGAGGATGTAATAAGACAATCAGAAAAAGACATTGCAAGATTAGGAACTAAACAGCAACAAGGTTTAAGAGATAGAGCAGTTGCTGCTGGTGCATTTGGTGGTGGTAGACAGGCAATAGGAGAAGCTGAAATAGGTAGAAATGTTCTTGATCAACAAGCAAGAACTGGTGCACAGTTAAGATCGCAAGGTTACCAACAAGCTATGGGTCAAGCACAAGCAGCGTTTGAAAACCAACAGAGAAGACAGCAACAAGCTGGACAAATATTTGGTGGACTTGGACAAGCTACAGCACAGTTAGGTCTTGGTTTGCAAGGTGCACAGCAAAGAGATGTATCAAGTCTTCTTGGTCTGGGTGGCTTGGAACAGGCACAACAACAGGCTGGTCTGGATGCATTCAGAAAAACTGCGGCAGAAAGAGCAAGATCACCTTACCAGAACATAGGTTTCTTATCAGATATATTTAGAGGTGTACCATCAACTGGCGGTACATATACACAACAATTTACGCAAGATCCTAGTATGCTGTCACAAGTTGCTGGATTAGGACTTGGATTAGCTGGATTAGGACAAGCATATCCTAATATGTTTAGCGGAATATTTGGAGCACCAGCAAAAACATGAGTGTAATGAACCGAAAAATGTTTAACAGAGGTGCTCGTAAAGAGTTACGCAAAAAAGGTGGCATTGAAGATGTGCAACATTTTAAAAATGCTGGACGAGTTGATGTAAGTAACATATCAAATCAAGATGCTATAACCATGGCTTTAAATGCCTCGCCAAGTTTAAAAACCAGATTAAATATACTTAATACATATCAAATTCCTTTAGTTCCTGGCATGTATGTTAATAAAGAGGGTGGAATATTCCAACCTAACAGTTCTGTAACCAAAATTACAAATGAACAGATAAATCAATTGTTAAAAAACAGAGCAGAGAGAGCAAAAAGTCCGATTGGTTTAGAACAGGGTCTTTCTTCTGTATTTAAACCAGAAGAAGCCGTTACTGCCGCAGGTGTATTAGGTTCTAAAGTAGGACAATATTTAGGAGAAATTGGTGATTTAGGAGCACAAGGTATAATGAGTGTTGCTGAACTGTTTCAAAAGAAAAATTTAGATGTACCTGGTCTTAGAAAACTTATTGAAGAAGGAGATCCGAAAGGAATATTATATGGTATTGATTTAACCAAATTAGAGGGAATAGAGAAAATAGATCCTTCTCTTGCAAGACCTCCTGGTAAGGTTCCTGGTAAAATCACACAAGTTGGTGATGAAAATCAAATAACAAAGCCTATACCAGAACTTAGAACTATGTATGATACAGACAATGTTCCAGAGATAGATGCTTCAATAAATGAAGAGATTAGAAAACTGCTTTATCCAGATGAAAAAGAAGTTCAAGAACAGAAGAAAAAAGAAGAAGAAAAAAAGAAAGTTA